TTAGGGTTCTTTAGTGTTAAGCGCTAAACAGTCGGTACTGACCGTCGCGCTCAATGGTCATAATTCTGTTTTCAATGGCTGGTTTCTTGATCTGCCAGCGCTGCAAGGTTCGTCCGGCCAGGCTGGCAATGCCCTTCTCCTGCCGGTATTCAAGCATCAGCTCATTGCGAATATGGTCGTAACTCATGGCGCGCTGGAGCAGCTGATCAGCCATCCAGTTGAAGGCGTCAATGAATCGCTCTTTGATCTGGTCCGCTTTCTCGCCAGTCAACCCCATAGCGACAAACATAAAGCCATCTTTGGTCATCTCGTACATGGGTCGCTGCTCACCCTTTGCGTCCAGGTATTCAACGAGCGCAAAATTGCGCCGGTTGAATTCGGGCGAGCACTTCATGTTGGCGATCTTGCGCAACACCGCCTTGTGCGCCCTGCCAAAGTAGGCAGCAACGCGCTGCGAAGTAGTTACGACCTTTCCTTGGTCGGCCATCACCATCTGCTGAAAGTCAGCGTCGTTCAAAATCAATTCGCTCATTGCGCACTCCTGACTCGCCATTTAATAGAGGCATGCAGGCAGGGACGGAGGCGTACCCGTCCCTTTCGGGTGTACAGCCCTAGCCAGCATGAATATCCCGCGAGGGATTCGGTTTGCCTTGCGGCAGAAACAAAAAGCCCCGGCGAGTGCCAGGGCTTGGGGATCAGTAATAAATAAGGGGCTCGAAAGCCCCTCATTGCAGCGAGACGATTACGCGCCAGTGCGCGTGATCATCATGGTGGTGGCCGACACGGAGTCGTAGCCGGCGCTGATCGTGTACTGAGGAATGACCGCGCCCGGACCACTGGTTTGCTTCTGGCCCTGGGTGTAGCGGACCTTCGGCAATGACAGCGTGTAGCTGTTCAAGCCTTCCTTAAACTTGATGGTGTGAGCGGTCGAAGTCTCATTGAGCACCTTGTCCCACAACACAGCATCCACCAGGTAAGCCGACATCGATCCGGTGACAACCGCGACACCATTGGAGATGTCGAAGGCTTCGCGGCTACCCAGGGCGAACAGCGCCTCCATGCCGTTATCGAGGTTCACGCTCCACTCAGTGGCATATGCAACCGCTACGCCGCCCTCGGTCAGCTCGATGTTGGTCGTGATCATGGTGTCGGTGGCAGAAGCGGCCGGGAACGTCGAGCCTGCTGCAAGGGTGTATTTCTCGGCCTTGGTCCCGAGCATGCTGAATGTCACGCCGACCGGGGCATTCAGTGGAGAGCTGATCGCCATCGCGCCTACGCGGCAGCCGCGGTAGATGTAATCGACATTGATGTCAGTGTGGCGCTCAAGAATAGCGAACGAGCGCTCGGTCTTGCCGATCTTGAGGACGTTTGTTGCCCAAGTGCCCTGCATCGCAGCCTGGATCAGGTCATCAAAGCTGGTGAATGACAGCTCAACCGCGATGTCACCGGTCACGCTGTAGGTGCCGCCGCGACTGGCTTGTCGTTGGCGGATCTGGTTCATTTCCGCCGTATCGATCTGGTTGAAGCTTGGCGTCAGGCCTGCGCTGACAAAGCGAATCGCCTTCCATGCTGGGGTAGCTGGAACAAGGCCCGCCACCTCTTCAATGTAGTAGTACTGAACGGCCGAGCCGTTGGCTAACTTGCCCATTTAGGGATCTCCTGAAACGAAAAAACCCGCTCAATGGGCGGGGTTCGGGTATTGCTCGGGTTGGCTCAGGCGGCCGGAAAGATCCAGGCCGTGTAGTAGACGAATATGCTTATGCCGGTCCAAACATCCTCTGGGGTGATCTTGGAGCGCTCAGCCTTGCGGATGTGCACGCGCTGGCCCTGGTATTCGAGGCCGAGCCCGGGCGCGTAGAAGCTCAGCGCCTTGTCAGCGTCGGCCAAGATCGGCCCGGTGCCGGTGTTGTTCGGGTGGTAGATGTCGATCTGCAGGTAACCGGTGCGCTCGACCGGGTTTACGCCGCCGAACGCTGCCGGCTCGCGACCGGTTGGCATGTCGGTAAGGCGGGCCCAGGGTTGGCCAGTAGGCTTGGTGAACGGCTTGTCTTCCATGGCAGTTCGGCTTGCAGGGTAGAGGTTGCTTGCCAGGTAGGCGCTGACCAGGGCGGAGTTGATTCTGGATTCAGACATGGCTCAGACCTTGTTCTTTTCGATGGCGGCAGCAACGATCTTCGAAACGCGATCCATGTTGCCCCTTACCATCCCGGCCCTCGCCTGCTTAGAGCTTCCGTTCTCAAGCTCTTCGATGTACGGCAGGGCATTGGACAGGTATGTCTCTTGGCCTGCGCCGGGCGGCGTATTGGCAATGACCTCGGCAATCGCCACGCCTGCGCCGAGCCGATCATCAACTCCGTCGGATGGTTTGCCGACTGTAGTCGCCCAAGCGCCCCTTGCCGCCCCAGTCAGGACAGGAGTCGACTTAATCACGCCACTGAACAGCTCGATGGTGGCGGCTCGGACAATCTTGTTATGCGCCGCCTCGGTCTTTACCGTGAAGCGTCGGATGTCGTCAGAGAATCCCATCAGCGTCTCCCGTGGATTTCATAGAGCAGCGGCGTACCTGCCGGGTTGGTGGTCTTGATGCCTGTAATGGCCCAAGTAAATCCACCAGCATCAATCGTCGTCGTCATGGTCGGCCCCCAATCAAGCCCTTTCGCGGCGAGCATGATCTTCTTATCGCCCTGCTGAACCAGTGAGCCGGCGGCGTTAATGATGCCCGCCTCCTGCACTGAGTAATCCAACAGCATCAGTTGGCCGGTTTGCGTGAGCGTTACCGGGTCGGCGCCGAAGCCGGTTACTGGGTCGTACTCCCCTTCCATCACGTTTTTCAGTATTCCCGCTTGGCCGAACTCCGCTATTAGCTCGAGCGTGACCTCGGCCATCTCGTCATAGAAGCCGCTCATCAGCCGCGAACCATGCGAATCTGGCTGCCGCCCATGTATGGTTTCAACAGCGCCAGTGCAAACGACTCGCCCGCACTGATAGTTGAGCTGCCTTGGGCGTAGGTCGTGCTTTTCGAAACCACATCGACAGTCTTGGTTTCGGAAAGAATTTCCCGGGCTTGGGCGCCGTATAGCGTGCCAAGGGCAGCCTCGCGGGCGACCTCGGCCCCAGCCTGCACAATGGCAGCGGGAACCTCGCTGAATTCCTGCTGCACCCGCTCAGTAAGCCAGGTGTTCGACATCAACACCGCGCGCGGCTTCTTGTCTTCGGTCGTCCATTCGACGCCCAGCAGGCTATCAACCTGCGCGATGGTGATGAAGTCGGTCATGGGTTATTCCTGTTCAGCCTTCTGGCTTGCGCCGCCGGACTTCGCGGCCTTGATCGGCTCGGGGTGCTTGTAGTCATCCGGCGCAAACTTGGCGTCGATGATCTTGTAGCCCTTCTGGCGCAGCTCAGCCTTGCGCTCAGCGGTGACCGGGTGCTTCTCGTAAACGACTTTCTCGTCCATGGTGGACTCCTGGCAGGTGGGTCAGGCGACCCGCAGGCCGCCGTCTCGATTACTTCGTAGCGTCACCGATGGTGATAACGCCAGCCGAGGCCTTGATGCTGTTCGCAACCAGATCCCAGTTCGTCCCGGTGGCCAGCTCAGCGCTGGTTGGCGACTTGCCGCCGTTGGCCGTATCCCAGGTGTAGCCCTTGAGGCCCATGCCGAAGGTGTAGTCGGCCTGCATAGTGGTCTCGATGCGCTCCTTGCCGTTGGAGGTCTGGATGTTGGTGATCAGGTCGGAACCATCCATCACCATCGCAGCGCCATCAGCCAAGCTCAGCACCTTTTGCTTGTTCGGGGTGCCGGCCTCGTACAGCGCGGCGGCGTCGGTGATGATCACGGCCTTGCCCAGGATGTCGACAACCTGAACACCGCTGAAGGTGAACAGTTTCTCGGCGTTGACCAGGTTCTTGCCGATCAGCTTGTGGTACATGGCGCCGGTCATTACCTGGGCAATGAGACGCTGCGAGGCGTCACCGAACAGCGCGTGAGCGTTGTTAATGGCGATGTAGTCCACGCCAGCAGTGGCGGACACGTCGTTGGTGGCGGTTGGCTGGTTGCCAATGGCGGCGACCAGAGCGGCGATGGCGGTGTTCAACTGGTCCGACATGATGGCTTCGGACAGGTTGCGACTGATCACTTCCAGGGCTTCTTCCGGGTTTTTCTGAACCCACGACAGCTGCGAAGGCTCCCACAGGATCGGGCCGAAGCCGCCGGCGACCTTGACCGAGTCGTACTGCTTCTGAGTCAGCGGGGTTGCAGCCTGCGCGCCGTTGGCGGCATAGCGGTCAACACGGCGCTGAGCGCTGTGCAGGCCAGCCCAGAACGACTCTTGCAGGAAGTCCCCGTCGATGCCTTGAGTGGTCAGACGGATGGAGCCAGCGGAGGCGGCGTTGAATTTCTCAACGTCCTGCGCCAGGGTTTCGATGGTGGTTTTCTTCAGGTACTCGTTGAATACCTTCATGTTCGACAGGGACATAGTTGCTCCTTAACTTGCGGTCATGGCCTTAATGGCTGCTACACGATCTGCTTTGCTGCCGCCAAAGTTGCCCTTGACGCCGGAATTACCGCCGCCACTGCCCTGTGCGCCGCCGCCCGTGGCGTTGGAGCTTTTCAGGATGTGGTCGCGGTGCGGGTACTGCGAAACAAGTGTCTCGATGGCTTCGTCGAAGTCGGCCAGTTCGCCGGGACGGGATCGGCTGAAAATCTTCTGGCCTTGGGTGTCATAAGCGACGACCTTGCCTTCCTCGATCTTCAGGTTCTGACCGAAAGTGGCCTGAACCATGTCTACCGGCACAGCCAGCTTGTCGGCGATGTACTTCGAGCGGGCAAAACTGCCGCCGATCTTCTCGGCATACAGCTGCTGCTCGTAGGTCTGCGCCTTGCCCGAAACTTCGTCCAGGCGTGCTTGCCATGCTTTGTCGCGCTCGGCGTTCGCTTGCTCGACCTGGCCGGCATCCACCAGGCGTTTTTGATCGAGATTGGCGATGGTTTCCAGTGCTTTGCGGGCTGCGGCTGGGTCGCCGATGCCTTCAAATGCGGAAACTGCCGACTCTGCTGCTTCAGCGCGAGTGCGGTGCGACTTTGCCTCAGCGTTCAGCCGGGTGATGGTGTCGCGGGTGCCTACAGCATCGAACACAATGTCCTTGCCATCGTCACCAGTGAATACGGGCTTCCCATCCAGGACTTCCGCATATTGCTTGCCATCGACTTCAACGATCTTGAGCTTCATTGTTTCTCCTAGCAGGCCATCCGGCCCAGTGCGCCCCGCTCATCCGAACAGACAGGCAATAAAAAGCCCCGGCGTGTGCCAGGGCTGAATGATTTGGCTTGTGGTTACAGACCGGCTCGGGAGAATGCCGTGGCATCCCGCTCACGCAACTGGTCGAGCGTCAGAGTGCGGCCTTGGTCGTTGTAGAACTTGTCCAGGGACAGTCCGCCTTCGCGCATCAGCTTCCCGCGTGCAGGGCCTAAGACCTGATCTTGTCGCGCTGCGCTCTGACCCTTGATCCAGTCGCCGTATGAGGTCGATTCTGGAACCTGGCCATCCATACTCGCCCGAGTGCCTTCTGGAATGTCTGACTTAGACAGCCCCAGCTCTTCCCACGCCTTGATGACGGGGGTTGAACTACTACGGCAGCGCCAGTGGATGCGGCCGGGGCCGGCAAGCCACGGCACTTTGTGACCGACTGGCTCGTGCGTATCGGTGGTGTAATGCAGACCGTCGCGCAACCGGCATGGAGCAGATGTGCGTCCGTCCAGCGTGCTAAGCCATACCACCTCTGATATCAGGTCGCCATTGGCTTGGTAGAACGCATCGCGTGCGCCCTGTGCGGTGTGGCTTATCGCCGTCCGCACCATCGCATCAATGTCGTTACGACTGCGATTCAGAAGCCCGTCAGCGTAACCCTCGGACTTGATGCCCATGATGCCGCGAACGATCTGGTCAGTGGTTTGGCCGCTGACCATGCCGATGCGGATGGCGTCACGGATGCGAGCGGCGCGGCCCACCTCAAGATCAGCCATCCATTCGCCGAGCAACTTGCCCTGAAATGGGCGGCTTGATGCAATCTTCTGCACCTGAGCCAGGTCGATCCTCGCCAGCGGAACGGCGACAAGCACCTGAGCCGGTAGCGTTGCAGTGAACAGCGCCTGTTGATAGCCAATCTCGTAGGCGGCTAGTTCATCGACCGCCTCTTTCATGGCCTCGCCGGCTTGCGTGTAAACCTGCTTGTTAAGCTCGCGAACCGACTCCAGCACCGTGTTCATGTAGGTGACAGTGAAGCGATTCGGCCCCATGCGCTCTACAGCAGCGAGCAGTCTGGCACGCAGATCCTCGTCAGCCCGATTCAGCAGCGCCATGATCTTGCGCACCTCGGCATTGCTGAGGTGTTGCAGGTCAACCGCGTGACCGATCGATGCCGACTGAAGCTGCTCGTTGACCGTTGCCATATCAGATCGCCCCTAGTGCCGGCCCTTGTTCCTGGATGCGAGCGAGCTCATCAGACCAATCCAGCTCATCACTGATGACGCCGCGGCGCTGCATTTCGGAGTAGAGCGTTTCGTCGCTGAGCTTGCCGGAGTTGGCCATGCTGATCAGGTTTGGCAAGCTGACTTCAGGTGCAAAATCCGAGTCAAAATTGCCGCGCATCTCGACGCGGCCACCGTCACCCAGGCTGCCGTAATCGGCCAGGATTTGGAGCAGCTGGGCGATGCAGTCGGCGAACTGACCAGCCAGGCGAGCCAGCGGGGACAACTCCTGCGCCGCTTCCTCGTTGGCCTGTGCCGCCGTCTTCACGGCCTGCTTGTCCTTCTGGAGCAGCTTGGCCCCGGCCATACGCATGTCATCGACCAGATCGTTCAGCGAGTCGCGGCCAGCGGTGATTGCCGCCCCTGTGTGCTCGACGTACTTGGCGTTGCCGTCCTTCGGCATGCGGGTTGCGCTGGCCGAGCTGATAGTCAGTTGGAATTCTTCGTTATCGGTGAACACGAACAGCAGCGGGACGCGGGCAACGTGCAGCAAGTTGTCCTGGTCGCTCTGTGACTGCCAGTGCTTGACGTTCAGGTGCGCCAGTTCGAGCAGTGGCGGCTTAGCCGTCATCGGCCCGGTGCGGCCCGTGTAGAACGTCACCCACGGGATGTAGTTGAGGCTTGTCGAGCCCTGCTCATGCAGCGCCCAGGCGCCGCCATTGTCAGGCTTGCGATAGGTGCGCCAGCTGCCAGACTCCAGCACGCGGACTTGATCCACGCACTTGACGCCGAAGTCACCGTCTGCGACCTCGACAGACTCCATGTAGCGAACCTGCATCAGCTTGCCGCCGTCGAAACGCCAGCCGAGCACCTGGCCCGGCTTGATGATGACAGCGTAAGGGCGCACCCCGGCCGCCTGTTCCTCGGCTACGGTCTTGTACAGCTTGTTACCTTCAACGTCACGGGTCGGCTGATGCTCGATCATCGCGTGGCACAGGCCTTTAGCCAGCGCCTCGCGGAACCACTCGACCGACCACGAATTGAGGTCATTGCCGCCAAGGTCGATGTCGGCGGAAAGCAGCTTGATCGGCTCGGGAATGTCTTCTCCCAACTGAAGAGGCTCAGCGAATACGCGGGAAGTGCTGCTGGCCACCGTCTCGGCGTAGGCCGGGAGCAGTGTGGATAGCGCCAGGCGATCCTTGTAGGTGTCGTCGGCTTCAGCTGGGTATTGCGGTAGCAGTTTGGTGCCGGCCGCACGCATTGCCTGGGTTCCACCCATCAGCGGGTCAACAATGTCCCAATAGCCTTGCATGCGGTCGACCGCCGGCAATTTTGCACTTGGGTCACTGCTCATATTCAAATTCTCAGGGATGTAGTGGTGGTTGGTGTCGGCTTGCGCTTGGTCATGGCGACAGCGAAGTAACGGAAGGCGTCGGCACCGTGCGACGTGTTGTCGTGCAGTGGTCGATCCTTCCAGCACCCGCGCTTGTCGTCCCACTCCTTGCGGTAGCCTTCGAGGTGGGTGATGCCTTCCTCGCACTTCTCTTCGTCGAACACGCAGCGCGGCAGGATCTCCCGACCCGCTTCAATGCCGGTGTCCACGCCGGTCTTTGGCACTACCTGGAACTTCAGGCTGTATCTCGCACCGTCGATCTCATAGCCTTCTTTGGCGATGTCCTTGCGGCTCTTGGCGTCACTGCCGAACTCGCGGTTTTCGATGTCGTGCGGCCCCCAGTGCTCGGAATAGGTGTAACCCTTATCCTTGAGCACCTTCATGTAGTGCCGCAGGCCTTCGCCGCTGTTCTCGTAGTAGTCGATGACGTGGAATTCGGTGCCGACCTGACGCACGAACCAGATGGCCGTAGAGTCGCCGACGCCGATGTCCCAGATAGTCATGACTGGTAGGTGCGAGTTGTTCGGCAGCTTGCCGATTCGCCCTGCTGCGTAAAGCTTGGTGAACTGCTGGGCGTAGTAGGCGCCCTCTACCGATTGCTGGAAGGCTTCGACAGGGATGGACGGATACTCGCGCTTCATGTCATCGCCGAGGGTCTTTTCCTTGGCGGTGTACCAGGCGCGCTGCCCCGGGTTCGTCTGGATGCCATGCTTGGCCTCCAGCTCGTTGAAATAGTCAGTCAGGCGCTGCGGGATAACCGCCGTCGCCGGGTCCAGCCAGTAGAACTTGTTCTTCCACCAACTGAAAAAGAAGAACTTCCAGTCGAGCTGGCCGAGTGGCGCGCCGGATAGGGCCTGTTTCTCTGCTGCCTGGCTGTAGTCGAAGAAGTAGCCCGCCCTGCCCTCTGCCGTCGATTCAATAGTGACGAAACAGTCGGTAGCTACGGCCTCGAATGCGCCGGTCACGATCTCCCGCGCCTTGTGTGGGAACTTCGCGCAGATCTTCCCGAACTCGGATACGTGCAGATAGCGCAGCGTGCCGCCCCGGAATGACGTGCTCACATACAGCGATCCGCCGCGACTGAATACCAGCTCGCCTGCCGCGTCATTCTTGGCTGGATTCTTTCTGCGAACGTATGCCGGCAAATTGTCATAGGCAAACTTGATCTTCTCCCGGAACAGGCGCTTGGCGTCCGTCAGGGTGTGAGCGATCAGTGCGCACTTGGCAGCCTCGAACAGCGCAGCATCCAGCTGGATAATGCACTGCTCAGTAGTAAAGCCAAGCTGGCGAGCCTTGAGGATGATGTTTCGCGTGTGGAGTCCTTCGTAATACTCAAGCTGCTCGTCCGTCATACGGAAGAGGACTTTCTTGCCCTGCTTGTCATTCACAAAGTAGAGGTTATTGAGCCGCCACCGCTTATCCCTGAGCTTCGCCAAGTGCTCAGGTCTCATGTCAGCCTTCCTTTTCTAGATCGTCCAGCAGCTTGGTGAATTCGTCTTCATCGCTAGATCCGCCTTCCGCATCCATGTTGTAGGCCTGGCGCTGACCTTTGATGACCTTGAGCTGGGCGTCTACTCCAGCATTGAGCGCACGCGCAAAGTCAGCTTGGTTCGCCTCGTTGACTTCGGTGTTCTCCATCGACGTGGCGAGCTTGTCAGCAATGCTCGCCCACCTGGATAAGTAAACACGCTGACCAAGCAGCACGTTGGCAACTTCGGTCGATTCGTCATCGACAATCTGCGCATCAGTTCGCGCTTCGGAGTGCGAACCAGAAGTGCGAACCTCTGCGCGAACTACCTTCGCTTTTGCTGCTTGGCGAACCCGATCTGTTAAGTCGCGCTGCCAGCCGTTCTTCTTGGCCCTGCTGCGAATCGCGGTATCACTGATGCCGTGCCGCTCTGCAATGGCGCGAACAGAGAGCAGCCCGGCGCGGTACAGGCCGTGAATAGCCTCCCAGTCGGGTTGCTTGGTTGTCATGCGTTACTCCACGGTGCAAATCGGCCAGATGCTGCGTGCAAACGCCAGTGCCGATACATGGTCCATCGCCTGACTGAGCAGGATCATGGGGAAGGGTTTGTAGCCGGGGGTTGTGACGTACCAGTTGCGCTTGGTCATGGCACGGTGAAAGCTTTGACATCGATCAGCGACTGAAGCTTGCGAGTCATCTCGTTGAGATGGCTAACAAGGGTCGCGTCTCTATCTGGATCAGTCACCCGCCTCAGTTGCTCGGCGAGTAGTTCTTCCAAGTGACCCATCAGCATCGAACCTACATTGATGCTTGGCGAGCGGTCGCTAGCCATGCGCTCATCCATCATCCGAACGATCAGCTCAATTGCTGACTCCAGCGGATCGATGGCGTAACCGGTGGTGAAGCCTTGAACTGCCTCCACGCTTACGGTGCCGCTCAACAGCTGCGGCCCCCGGTAAGCCTTACCAAGCGCCTCAACCTTTTCAAGCGCCGCATCGACTTCCGAGGTATCGATCTCGATCTTCAGACCGCACAGCGGCTGCCCGACTGGCTCGTAGGTCAGCGCGAAGACGTCCGGCTTGCAGGGATAGAACTCACCCTGGACGCCTTTGATGATGTAGTCGCCAATGGCGGCGTGATGCGTACCTTCCAGGGTGCGGATCGACAGGCCGTGACGCTCGTCATGCTCAGCATTGCGCCACGCCATGAAATCCATCACTTGCTTGATGTTCTCGCCATCCCATTGGACAGCGTCGATCACTACCGGCTTCTTGCGGAATTTCATGACTTTCTCCAATACGCGACACAATTTGATGATTCGCGAAACGTGTCGCGTACTCAGCAGGTGATCTCTACTCGACCATGGGATCGATAGACCGCCGCCCCATCCTTGAACTTATTGATCACAAGCTCTCCACCTTTCTGGATGTAGTAGTCCACGTAGCCAGCCCTGGCATCTGCTGCAACGCAGTGCTTCATGACTCGACCGTTCAGCGTAACGACTAACTGGAATCGGTTCTCGCCGAGGCCCATATAAACCCCGTATCCGTGATCGCCTTCGCGGGCGGAGACATGACTAATGCGCGGCAAAAAGTGAAGCCGTGTACCGGCTGCAGTGTGAATAGCCATAAAACCTCATCTAGCGCCACGATTTGGCGCATTCGAAAACGTGGCGCGGCTCAATCCATCCGCAGAATGCGAGCGACATTGCCCCGAGCGCGATATACCAGTACCGACAGAACAATCAGTACCATCAACAGGAAAGGCGACACCGTCGGCACGGGCTTGGAAAACATCACCGACAACGTGATAAGTAGTGACTCGCACCCTGTGCCAACGGCCAGCAAGTAAGCCAGCCATGACACTCCTGCGCGGTACCGAGCACCGTCACGGCGATAAGCCGCAATGCGGTAGCAAATGGCGCCACACAGGGCGCCTGCAATTAACGTCCAAGGGTCAACCATTGCGACCTCCAAAGCGGTCAGCGATGAAGCGCAACCAGCCAGGCGTCTTTCCGCCTTGAACCCACTCCAACAGGCTGATGCAGATCACCACGCAAAACAGTGCGCCGAAGAAGGCCACCAGACCCGAGGTGTTGGCCCAGTTACGCCCCATCACTTCGCTCGATACGTAATAGCCCAGCACCCAGGAGGCAAGGAAGTAACCGAAGCGCGACCATGGCGTCAGCTCTCTGGCAAATACCACAAAGAACATGGCACCGGCAAAAGCCCCGACCACTGCGTTTACATCAATTCCAGGGATAAGGCTGGCAGTGGTCATGCCAACAGCAGCCGTCACCGCCAGCGCACCGGTACTCGGTTCGGCCATCGTTGATACTCCGCAAAGAAAAAACCCGCACAAAGGCGGGCGTATGGCTCCGTGCTATCGTCGACGCCCCTACAGCAAGACGATGGACCGAGCCATGGCAAAAACAAATATCGAGCGTTTTGATGAGATGAGCGCAGACATACTCGCCCACCTGTATGAAGCATTCCCTGTGCACACAGGTGTATCGCCCCGGACTGCAGGCCTCGCCGAGGTCGAAATCCTGGACTATGACCCTGTGACTGGAACTTCCGAAACCGCCGGAGAGCGCGACCCGGAAACCGATTTCTTTGAGGCGACTTTGGCTTGGCTGGTCCAGTCAGGATTTGTGCTGCGCAAAGATAACGGTCATTTCTCCTGTACCTACGTACTGACCTCGCTCGGACTTCAGGCGCTTAAGCACGTACCAAAGCCATCACTCGGCAGCGAGACCCTTGGAGAAAAGCTCTCCACCGCCACCAAGAGCGGAGCCAAGGAGATGGCCAAGGAGGCTCTGAATCAGGCTTTGTCCATCGGCATGCGAGTGCTTACAAAGAGCACCGAACTTTAGATCTCGGTTCTCACGCTTTCCCGACAGAGCAGCCGTACAGACGCTTGCAGCGACTTGACGTCTCCCCTGAGCGCCCGGATCTCAGCACCACCATCGGTCGGAGCGAGATCCTGGGGCGCCGCTTTACCGCCACCACTCGCCGGACGAGCCCGATCAAGCAGCTCATCTAACCGGCTCAGCTCTATACGCCTGGAGTCAAGGCGCTTACTGACAGCGACAAGTGTTTCTGCAGCCTTCTGAAAGCGCTCCAGCGCCTCCGCATGGAGCTTCGTCGCCTCGGCCAACTTCCGCTCGTCGCTAATAATCATTTCAACCAGGCAGCGGTATTCACTCTTCATCGCCGAACTCCGAAAGCAAATGCCCTGCGCATGCAGAGACACGAATGAGGCCCTCGTTGAACTTGCAGGCAGAGGTTCCGAGGGGTTTGGGTAAATCGTGGGCACAAAAAAACCCGACACAGTGGCCGGGTTCTTTGTTGTCATTCTTAACACGCAAGAAGGACAAGATAGGCATTAATCTATGCCATTCTGCCACTATCCGTCAAGCAGCATTTTGAGCAATCAACCCTTCCCCATCCAGAATGCCCTGAGCCTCACTCAGCGCCTCATCAACTCTGCGCCGCAGGTCCTTGCAGATGGCGGACTTCCAGCGGTATTGGGTGCGCTCGGGTACCGGATCATCTAGCCAGTTATCCATCGAATACCAGCCCGCAGGCAGGACGCTAGTTGAGCGCTTGCCCTCCTGACCTGGGAGCTTGGGCATAGCCCATGTCACGACGGCCGCATGTCTGAATCGCTCCGGCGCTGGCGACCTAATGGCCTTGGCAATCAAGATTATCGCGGCGTGTTTGCGCTCCGCGTGGGTCGAGTACTGGGCGACCAGCGCATTCCAATGATCAGGGGCGAGCTGGGCACGAAGCCTTGCGTGAACCATGCAGTCGACGAGGAATGCAGCCTCCTTGCCGACGATCTCCCCCTTCTGCTTGGCGCACTGCACCTTTGGCTCAAAGTCGCAGCCGCCGGCGGAGTTGATGGTTTCGGCGGCGAGCGCCCGGACAACTGCGGATACCACGTTGCGATAAGTCATGCCGCTCTCCCCTTCAGCTCTCTTGTTTTTGCCCGGTACTCGGCGGTGATGGCTTTCACTTCTACGCAGCATTGCATTGGATTCGAGCCTCCAGGCGCCGGCACTTTTTTGTAAAAACTGCCTTGATACGTTTCAGGTATGGAATGTCGTGCCGAGCTACCGAATGGTTGCTTTCAAGCCAATCGACCTTGTTCTGACCTATTTTTTCGATGAGCTTCGGCCTATAGCCGGCAATGTTTCCGCTCAAGTGGTTATTGCAAACGGAGCAGGCGCGATTCATGTTCCAGAGGTTGTATCTGATGTGAGGTGCCGCCCCAACGCTGCGGAAGTGAGAGCAATGCCATTGGCCGCCCCAGGTCGCCGGCTTGTCGCAACTGATGCAGCCCAGGTGTGCGTCACGCAGCCGGACGTATCGGTTTATGACCGCCTGGGCTTCCTTGGCGTGGTCGCCGCGACTTTTCAGGGCCTCTTTTCGCACCTTGAGGTCACGTCTACCGACATCAGCGATGGCCTTGCGCGCGCTTTCCTGGCCTTTCTCCGACTTACCGTGAGCGATGGCGCACTCGATCTCTCCGCATACCGCCTGCGAGCTTCTGGAGGGTGTGA